GTTCTTTGGGCCTTGGCCCATGCCCCGCGGGCCGTTAGGCCCGCGGGGTTTTTCTCTCTGCTGCCGGTTTTCTTTTCTTGGTTTTTTCCCTTATTGGTGGTGGCGGGGGTGGGTGGGCCCGCTGATCTTTTTTGTTTTTATTTGTTGCAAATTGCTGGCGCGGTGCTATAATTCAGTCTCAACTTAGAAAGGATAGAGAAATGAACACAAATCAAATGCTTTTAAACATTGGTTTTGATACGGGTGAGGGTTGGCAGGAACGTCTGGCCGATGCTTTGCTTGCCATTCAAGCACACGTGCGCGAGACTGAAAAATTGCCTATAGCTGACACACTGGATGGCAATGACTTCACTGCGAACTACACATTGTTTGGAGAACTCAAATGATTAACACCGATCAAATAATCCAGTGCGCCTCGGACCTTGGATATTCGCTTTCGCTTGATGATGCTTTGGACGTTCTCCATGGTGACTTTGACGGATGGACTGTTTATCAGGGTGAAAACGTTTGGAACGCGACAACCGAATGGCTAAACCTGTATGAAACCTGTCAAGATTTCTATAAAAAAGAATTTAAGAAAATTCGTGCAAAGTGGGAAACAGTGCTATAATTCAACTGTCTAATCGGCCGATTAGATACAACCTAGAAAGAAGAGAGAACGCAATGACAAACCCAGTCACCCCTTTCCGTAATAACCTGTTTGGTTCACGTCCCACAATCCAAGAAGCATTGGATTATGCAGAAGTCATGATCAATAACTTGAGCGCCCCTGATCAAGTGGCATTGCGAACTGCATTCGGTGTTCTGCTAAACACCATTGACAATAAAGTCACCAACACACCAGAACGAATTGCCGTGACTCACTTGATCGCGGCAATGATCGGTGAACAACTAAACGTCACAATGAATGACGTGGATGAGCAAGTCAGCAACTGGATGGACAGTCACTTGTATGACCGGCTTGACTCGCACAAGGTTGTTCGCGAAGACAACATCGGTGACCTTGTGGATGCCCACATCCACAATCTGGATGACAAGATCTGTGATTGGATGGACCACAACTTGCGCGACAAGGTCATGTCTATTGTGGAAGATGACGACATCTCTGACCAGATCAGCAACTGGATGTCCAACAACTTTGACGTTGAAGACTACAATGTGGGAGATGCAATAGAGTCATGGGCCGATAGGAACTTAGAAGATAAGATCCAAGAAACAATTAATAATTTAACATTTACAGTAAACGTTAATTAACTGGTGTATAATCCATGTACTGGATCAGCCGATCCAGTACAACCCTAGAAAGAAGAAAGCAAATCATGACTAAAGTAATTACATTAGATGGCCAACGTTATGCATTACCAGATGGAATGCCATCTAAAGATGTTCAAGCACTGGCCGGTTTCCTGATCACACTTACTAAAGTAGACAGTGAGTGGTCATGGTCTTCAGGCGATGAGACCAACTGGTACTATCCAACAACTGGTGCAAGTATCAGTGTAGAAGACATGGTCCTGACCACACGGGCCGAAGCCAAGTCTAAGTCAGCCACGGCCCGCGCTGATTATGAAGCTAAGAAATTAGCGAAAGAAAGAGCCGAGGCCGGTGACCTAGTCGGCCTACACGTGAACCAGTAAGCGCTGGTCTAGGTTGTATGTACATACAACCTAGAAATCACAAACCCGAAGGCAGCCGAACTGGCTGCCTTTTTTATTGGCCTGTACTCTACCTTACAGGGTAGAGTATCACAGGGCCCGGGGGCCCTGTGTGCCTAGCACAGTTTGATCCGCGCCCCTGTCACCTCTGTTACAGAGTCCTGTCACAGGCGGGCCCTAGGGCCCGCCTGTTGTCTACGTATAGGGATGACTTTAGTTAGAGGGGGAGGGCCATAAACAGCCCGTCAAGCGCAGCCGAAACCTTCGCCCTGTTTCTGCCAAATTTCAAAGCTTTTTAAACTTGGCCTCCCCAAAACACCCCCCTTGTTGTTTTAAATGCAATCAGGGGTTATATTTATGCAAATTTCAAAACGTGGCCTATGCACTCTACAAAACCCGATGACATCCAAGACGAACAGCTACGCCTTGAGCTACGCTTAAAACTTCTTGAAGCACAGGAGCGTGCAACCACTGACTTCCTGTCCTTCTGCCAGTACGTCTGGCCCGAGATGCTTGTCGGGGAACACCACAAACGAATCGCCAAAGCTCTTGACCGTGTCATTTCTGGAGAATGCAAACGCCTGATGATCGCGATGCCTCCACGGCACGGTAAGTCCCAGCTTGGTAGCTATCTGTTCCCAGCATATCTGATGGGTAGAAACCCTGACACCAAACTCATTGTCGGCTCCCACACCGCGGAGCTTGCTCAACGCTTCGGTAGGATGATCCGTAACCTTGTCGATGACGAGAAGTACAAGGAACTGTTTCCAAAGATGGCCCTGTCTGTTGACAGTAAGGCTGCCGGTCGGTGGAACACGGCCCAAGGCGGTGAAGCGTTCTTCATTGGTAAGGGCGGTGCGATGACGGGCCGTGGTGGTAATGTTGTCGTGCTTGACGATATTTTGGACGAGCAGGATGCTGTGTCTGAAACTGCGATGGAGAACACGTGGGAGTGGTACACCTCTGGCCCGCGTCAGCGATTGCAGCCGGGTGGCGCGATCATCGTAATTAATACGCGTTGGAAGACAGATGATCTGTCTGGTCGCCTTTTGAAACAGCAAGGCTATTTAAAGTCTGACCAGTGGGAGATCTTGGAGTTCCCTGCTATTTTGCCGTCCGGCAAACCTTTGTGGCCTGACTACTGGAGCCTTGACGAGTTAGAAAAGGTCAAGGTCTCTATTGGCTTGAAGAAATGGAACGCCCAGTGGCAGCAGCAGCCAACGAATGATGAGGGTGCGATTCTGAAGCGTAACTGGTGGCGCAAGTGGAAATACGATGATCCACCAGAGTGTGAGTACTTGATTCAGGTTTATGACACGGCGTACTCAAAGAAAGAGACTGCTGACTTTTCTGTCATCTCAACGTGGGGCGTGTTCTATCCTGATGCTGACTCGGGTGCGAATCTGATGCTCTTGAACGTGCGCAAAGGCCGGTGGGACTTTCCTGAACTCAAGCGTATGGCCAAGGATGAATACATGTATTGGCAGCCTGATAATGTTTTGATTGAGGCGAAAGCTACCGGCACTCCCTTGCAGCAGGAACTTCGTAAGATGGGCATCCCTGTCACGATGTTCTCGCCCGGTGGTAGGAAGTCTGGTCAGGATAAAGTCTCCCGCGCCAATGCCGTTGCTCCGCTGTTAGAGTCCGGAATGATCTGGTACCCTGAGGGTAAGGAGTGGGCCGAGGACCTTGTTGAGGAATGCGCGGCTTTTCCCAATGGGAACAATGACGACCAAGTGGATACTGCGGTGATGGCTTGGACTCGCTTTCGTGCTGGCAACTTTATTGCGTTGGAGTCTGACGATAATGAAGAGACTGAGCCCGATACAAGCCCTGTTGAGTATTATTGAAATGCGTCATAAAATGTGGTAAATATTTGACGAGGACCTCGGACCATGGCCCAACAGACTTTTGAAGAGATAGTTGCTGCTGTTAAGCAAGCGGAGAGCCGCGGCAAGCGTTACGCAGCAGACGGTAAAACTCTGACCACAAGTCCTAAGGGTGCCCTTGGTGAAATGCAGGTCATGCCCAAGACAATTAAGGATCCCGGCTTTGGCGTTACCCCTGCAAAATCATCATCTCCTGACGAAATTGCAAGGGTTGGTCGGGATTACTTGCAGGCCATGCTTAGCAAGTACGGCGATACAGAGAAAGCTTTGGTTGCCTACAACTGGGGACCCGGCGCTACAGATAAATGGTTAGCTTCTGGAGCCAAACCCGAAGCCCTGCCGGCAGAGACCAGAACGTATGTCCAGCGCGTCAAGGGTCTTTTGGGCAAGGATGTTTCACGTGAAACAATGGCAAAAAAGGAACGTGAACCTTTGCCCGCGTCCCTGCCTCCAATGGCCCAAGCAGATCAACCCGCCCCAGCGGCAACAGTAGCAATGGCAAGATCAACCGCAAGCGGCAAGAACTTGCCGGACATCAAGAGCATGCCCGCCAGTTATCAGGCCGCTTTTGCTTTAGCGGCTTTGGCTGATGCGCAGGACGAAGAGGATGATCGTGTTTATAACGAGAACAAGTCTACTGAGACAGAAGAATTTTTTGCCAACTACAAGCCTGTCAATAAATTGGCTTCTTTGGACTTGGAAGTCAAGCCTGTGATGATGGCTGAGGGTGGTGAAGTAGAGGGGGAAGATTTAACAAAGCCATCCTTTGGCAATCCGAATATCAGAAAGCAAGGCGAGGCAGCAAGGAGACTTGCTGCGATGCGGGATGTCAATACATTACCCGATCCCAAGACTTACGCAGCGGTAGCCGGGGCCCTTGGCACACGGCCCGATCAAATGGGTTTCAGTGTGCTGCACCCGAAGTATCAAGAAATCCGTGATGTAGCCAATCCTGCTTTTGCGGCAAGCATTGCTGCGCAGATTTCTCCTCTTGCCGTGGGACCCGGCACGGGGCGCTTGGTTGGTGCTGCGGAAAGAGCTTTGGAGCCAGCGGTACGCAGGACGCTGGAAGGTGGCGGTAAGGCATCTGAGATGTTGCAGGCTTTGGCGGCGCCTCCTTCGCAGATGTTTGTTCGTGCAAGGCCGGAAGCAGCAGCGCGGCACGCGGATCTGCAGGCTCAGGGCTTATCTCCGGAGCAGATTCGTGCGCAGAATTTAACTTTGGTTGATAACCGCGGTAATTTGATTGAAGAAATCAGTGATGCGCCGGCGGTTTTGCAGCAAAAGACTGCATCTGTGCAGCGTCTGTACTACGATATGTTAAAGCATCCCGAGCTTGAAAGCATTTATCCCGGATATGACATGCCTTTTGTGCAAATAGGAACAACAAGGCGCAAAGATGCCCCGTTAGCCTCGGCTTCTTTTGGAGAGAGAGAAGGAATTCAAGGAACAGTGCGTAGTTTGCCGGGTGATGATGTTAGGGGCACGGTCCGCGGAACTTTGTTGCATGAAGGCCAGCATGCAATTCAGTCCATGGAAGGTTTTACGGAAGGTGCAAACCCCAGTGCTTTTGTTGCTTACATCAAAGCGAAGCGCGGTATATACCACAGTGATCCTACGGTCAACGAAAATGTCATTCGCGAGATGGAAAGGGCGTACCCTAATTTGCCTGAAGTTACAGACAGGATAGGAGATGACCTTAAAGCTAGATATGGCAAAGTTTTTCCTTCAGACAAACGCGTAGGGGAAGCTTTGTACAGGCATATGCCGGGGGAAGTGCAGGCGGACTTGGCTCGTATTCGCGGTAATTTGACGCCGGAAGAACTCAAGGCAACGCCGCTTGAGACATCGATGCAGCAATTAAATATCAATCCTGCCAATATTTTGCAGATGAGTAAGAGCGGCTCACGTCCGGACAGGCAGATTGGTGATCTGGAATATGATGTGTATGGCTATGCGCATGGCGGCCCTGTGTATCGTGCCGATGGAAGTCCTGAAGAGGGCGAGCGCCTGACCCCGCAGCAGATAGAAAGAATCGCGGCCCAAGAGTCAGCCGAGCGTGAAGCGGCAAGCAATGCTGCTTTTATTGCGCAGAAGTCTGGCATTGGTCGCAAGGAAGGCAACATTTCTAAGGCCTTACGCTCTGGCGAGGGGCAGGTGGAGATGGCCAAGGGTCTGACGATGATGCCGCAGAATATTTTGGGTGCGCCTGTTGATCTAGCTACGATGGCAATGCGTCCTTTTGGTTATGATGTTGAAAAGCCATTCATGGGCAGTGAGTATCTGAAGGAAAAAACGCGTGATGCGGGCGTGGCGTTCAAGCCTTCTGACGATCCAACGCTTGCCGGCTTCTTTGAAGCTGGCAATATATCCAGTGGTTTGGTCAATCCTGCTGGTGTTACGCGCACGGGCGTGAAGGCTGCGGAAAAAACGGGCGAAGCAGCTAAGATGCTGGCCAAGGACTTCCAGCAGTACAACCAAGAATTAGCAGTTCCCGGTGCTTCCTACATCCGCCGCCCTGCCGGTGGTGTGTTCCCCACGGCAAAGAGCGTAGAAGAGGAGCCAATATCGGGGTTGGATAAGTCAATAAAAAGTACGTTGGACAATAATTTAAGTTATGTTAGAGCACCAGCCGAGAACAAAGAGGCGGCAAAGCAGTTTATGGATACCAAGCTGCGCGATTACTTTAAGACCAAGGCAAGCAGCGTATCGGATCCTTTACGCGAAGCCCTGATCAATGGCCGTATTAAGATTCCAAAAGATTCTCCGTTAGAAGAACAATTCCCGCAGGCTCTGATTAATGCTTCAAGGGCAGGCGATGTTACGGCGATGAAGGAGATAGAAAATCGCTTTGACAAGATGATGAACATCAGCAACTACCGCCTTAGACCCGCAGGGACTGGGCCAGCTACCGATAGAGAGGCAACAGAGGCCTTTAAACAAACAATTTTGCAGCAGATGAAAGCTAATCCGAGCGTTATTCCGGATGAGTTTTTGTTGCGGTTGGCAAAAAAAGATACGAGCAAACTGTCTAAGCAGGAACAGGCGGCAGAAGTTGCCGGTATTCGGCAAAAACTTGCGGATAACCCCACACTGTTTAACACAGTGATTGAGCCAAAGATGACTCGGTTGTTGAGTGATCAAATGCTTGAAACTGTGAACCCAGATAGCCTTACTCAATTTGCTGATCTTTATCCGGCTTTAGTGAATGCGCCAAAACGGCAAGAAGGAATCATGGCGTTACAGGCAGATGTGCCTATTACGGATGTAAATTACATGGGTATTCCCGAGATATTCGGCATAAGTAAGTCCGATTTAATAGAAGAATTGACAAAAATTAATCCCAAAGATCTTGCACAAATGAGCGTGCCGGAGTTTTATGCCAAGGCTATTCCATCAGTTGCAAAAAAAGAGGCATTTAGGGAAAACATTCGCACTGTAGACAAGTTGGCTAAAGAAGGAAAACCGGTTCCTGCCGAACTTGGTCAATTTGGCACCAAGCAGTTTTTACCTACAGACCAACAAGGCATGACATGGCGCGAGATTACCGATCCCAAAGCCGCTTTAATTCAAGCAAAGTTTTTGAATAATTCAATAGGTGGCTATGCAGAAGCTGGCACATATGGTCCACTAAATAAGGGCATCAATGCGTTAAAAGAAGGAGAAACGCGTTTGTTTAGCCTGTACGACAAAAATGGCCATGCTGTAAATAACGTTGAATTTATAACCCCTGAAATAGCTGGCGACAAACTTTACGGCAACAAGGCAAACACCATTACGCAAATGAATGGCAACGGCGTTCGCACGGGGAATGTGGTTCCAGAACAGTACCCTCAACAGATGATGGATTTGATTGATGCATTGCAGCCTAAATCTATTCCGCCATCAATTAAAGAGTTGATATACAACTACACCAATGGCATAACACCTCCTGCCCCAGTTATTCCGCCTAATCCTCCGGGATGGGGCAACATAAACTTAGCGCATGGGGGTATGATCGAGCGCCAGCCCACTGATAACCGCAGATATCTGTAAGGACACAACATGCCAATTGAAAAGAACATGACAATCGACGACTTGCCCGGTGGCGATGTCGCTATTGAGATGGAAGACGAGCTGCCTTCAGATATTGACATTGAGTTTGACGCAGAAACCGGTGCGGTGGTCGTGAATATTGGTGCAGAAGACGATGATGTTGCCTATGACAGCAACCTAGCCGAGGTCATTGAGCCTGATGTCTTGCAGCTTATCTCTTCTGACTTGATGTCTCTGTTTGATGCTGACAAATCTTCACGCAAAGAGTGGGAAGAGCAGTACAGCAAGGGCATGAAGATGCTGGGCTTTACGTTTGAAGAGCGTACCAAGCCGTTCAAGGGCGCGTGCGGCGTGCAGCACCCACTTTTGACAGAGAGTATTGTTCAGTTCCAAGCCCAAGCGCTTAAAGAATTGATGCCTGCGGGCGGTCCTGTGCGCACGCAAGTGCTGGGCAAGGAAACGCGTGAGAAGTTGATGCAAGCGGACCGCGTGCGTGATTTCATGAACTACCAAATCACGACAGTGATGGAAGAGTACACGCCTGACTTTGATCAGTTGCTGTTCTATGTTGGTTTTGGTGGCTCGGCATTCAAGAAAGTCTATTACGACGAGACCAAGGGCCGCATGGTAAGCGCTTTGGTGCTGCCTGATAACCTTTACATCCCTTACACCGGCTCTTCTGTGATGAGCGAGTGCCAGCGGATCACGCACCGCGTTCCGATGTCCACCAATGATTACCGCAAAGCAGTGATCCGTGGTCAGTACTTGGATACAGCGCAGATGACGACTGCGGCAGAGACAGGTCAGAGCATTATCAAGAAGGAAACAGACCGCACAACAGGTGTTGATCCTACTGGTGTGGAAGAAGAGATCTGTTTGCTGGAGTTTTTGGTTGATCTGGACATCCGCGGCTTTGAGCACAAGGATGAAGACGGCGAAGAGACAGGAATTAAGCTGCCATACATCGTCACCATTGACGAAATTTCTCAATCTGTGGTGGGTGTGCGCCGTAACTGGAAAGAGGGCGATCCCTTGTTTGCCCGCAAGCAGTACTACGTGCATTATCTGCTTGTGCAGGGCCCCGGAGCTTATGGCTTGGGCTTCTTGCACTTGGTTGGTGGCCTGACTAAGACAGCTACATCTGCTTTGCAGCAGTTGGTGGACGCTGGAACGCTGGCTAACTTGCCCGCAGGCTTTAAAGCCAAGGGCGCGCGCATTGCAAACGACGATACACCTTTGTCGCCCGGTGAGTTCAGGGACATGGACGCGGGTGGTGCAGAATTGTCTGCATCCTTGTTGCCACTGCCATACAAAGAGCCAAGCCAGACATTGTTTGCGCTGCTTGGTTTCTGCGTAGATGCTGGTCGTCGTTTGGCAAGCATTACCGACATGCAAGTGGGTGACAGCAACCAGAATGCTGCTGTGGGAACGACGATTGCGTTGCTTGAAAAAGGCAGCGCAGTGATGTCTGCTATCCACAAGCGTTTGCATTACAGCCAGCGCATGGAGTTCCAGTTGTTGGCCAAGGGTTTTGCAGACTACTTGCCTACTGAGTACCCATACGATGTGCCCGGTGAGAGCCGAAGGATCAAGGCGCGTGACTTTGATGACCGCATCGATGTATTGCCTGTCTCTGACCCCAACATCTTCTCTGTTGCACAGCGTATCACGATGGCGCAGACACAGTTGCAACTGGCTCAGAGCGCACCGCAGATGCACAACATGTATGAGGCCTATCGCCGCATGTATGAAGCCATTGGTGTGCGTGATATCGACACCATCTTGAACACACAGCAGGTGGACAAGCCAAAGGATCCTGCAAGCGAGAACGCACAGGCGCTGGACGGCTCACCACTGAAGGCTTTTGCTGGTCAGCAGCACGATGCACACATCTTGACCCATATCTTATTTGGTATGAGCCCCATGATGCAGGGCATGCCTAACGTTGCAGTTACTCTGCAGAAGCACATCTTTGATCACATCCGTTTGAAGGCGGAAGAAGAGGTGGAAGCCGAGTTGTTCCAACAGTACGGCACAGACCCTGACCAGCTTATCTCCTCTTTGCAACGCGAAGCAATGATTGCGATCAAGGTTGCGCAGGGTTTCCAAGAAGTTAAGGCTTTGCAACAGCAATTGCAGGGTCCACAGACCGATCCGTTGGTTGAATTGAAGAAGCAAGAACTCTCTCAGAGCGCTCAGCGCGATCAAGCCAAGCTTCAGATGGATCAACAGCGCATCAGCCTTGATCAACAGAAGGAACAGGCCGATGTTCAATTTGATTCTGCTCGTTTGGCACTGCAACAACAGGCTGCTGCACAGAAGAATTCACAAGATGCCATACGAAATGCCCAACAAGGAGCAAAAAATGCAAACCAAAGCAGCAAAAAGTCCTAAAAAAGCGCCTAAGGAGATGTCCGGAGCGCCAAAACGTGTAAAAACACCACAAAATGATCCACGTGTAACGTATGTTTACCGAAAAGATGCATTTAAGAAGGTAAAAATAGCGTAATAGTGTGCATAATGCACACGTAACCTTCGGACAGGGGTCTATCTGTCTGCTTCATTGGAGTTATCCATGCTTGAATTTGCAGAGAAAGTCATATTTGCCATTCGCAGGCTTGAAAACGAAACTAAAGACTTCGTTAGCAGCGGCAATGTCAAGTCGATGGAGCAGTACAAACATTTGATGGGCCGGTTAGAGGGTTATGCGTTTGTTCAGGAGTCTATACAGGACCTTTTGAACAAGAACTCTGATCAATAAAGGACCAAACAGATGGAAATGACTGCATTAGAGAAACGATGGGCTGAGGAAGCGGTTGAAAAAGCCGCCGCTGAAGCTTCTGCTGCTGAGGCTGCCAAGATTGAAGCGGCAGAAGAAGAGCAACGCATCGAAAACATCAAGGAACACCTTCCACAGCCCACAGGCTGGCGGATTGTTGTGTTGCCCTACAGAGGCGCTAAAAAAACCAAGGGCGGCATTGAACTTGCCGAAGAAACCTTGGAACGACAGCAACTCACTACCACTTGCGCATACGTTTTGGCCGTTGGCCCACTCGCTTACAAAGACACCGACAAGTTTCCGGACGGGCCTTGGTGTAAAGAAGGCGATTGGATCATCTTTGGTCGGTACGCTGGCGCACGTATGGGCATTGATGGCGGAGAGATCCGTATTCTCAATGATGACGAAATTCTGGCTCGAATTAGCGACCCAGAAGACATTCTGCACATGTAAGGAAGCATATGACACAAGTACTGAATGACTCGCAACTTGAGTTTGACCTTGGAGAGGGTGAAAAGGCTACAGATGTGAGCTTTGACCGTCCTGAGGGCGACGAGAGTCCTGCGTCACCTGAACCAGAGACGAATATATTCCAAAAGCCTGAACAGGAGTCTGCTCCTAGGAATGAATTGGATGAAGTTAGTGAGGGTGTGCAAAAACGCATCTCTAAGCTCACTGCGCGCATGCGCGAGGCAGAGCGCCGTGAGCAAGCAGCCCTTGAATACGCTAAGGGCCTGCAGAACCAGACCCAATCTCTTCAGCAGAAGCTTGTACAGACGGATTACAGCCGTTTGAACGAAGCTAAGACTAGGCTTGAGACGCAGCAATTACAGTTGCGTCAGATTATTGCCAAAGCACGTGAAGAGAACGATGTCAACACTGAGTTGGAAGCGCAAGAGCGCTTGTCCGCCCTGAGCGGTGAGCAGCGGCAGGTGGCAGGTTGGTTGCAGACACAGCAAGCGGCTGTTGAACAGCACCGAAATGCGCCAGTGCAGCAAGCTCCTGCTCCGCAGCCACAGCGCCCTGCTCCTAGCCCTCGTGCAGAGGAATGGGCAGAGCAAAACTCGTGGTTTGGACAAGACCGCGTGATGACTTATGCTGCTTGGGGCATACATCAAACACTTGTTGAACAAGAAGGTGTTGACCCCAGTTCAGATGAGTACTATACTGAACTTGACAAACGTGTTCGGAGTACTTTTCCAGACAAGTTTAGCCAATCCAGACAACAGCGTTCCGCGCCTGCTGTTGCCCCTGCCGCCCGTAGTTCGGGAATAAATAGTGCGCGCCGTACTGTCCGGCTTTCGCCGAGTCAGGTTGCTATAGCAAAAAAACTGGGCGTTCCTCTTGAAGAGTATGCCAAGTATGTTAAGGAGTGAAACAATGACTAAAGTTACTATCGACAAAGCCCCTCGCGCAACACGCGATACGGAAAAACGTCGCCGTCCTTGGACCCCTCCCTCACGTCTTGACGCGCCACCTGCCCCTGAAGGGTTTAAGCATCGTTGGATTCGTGCTGAAGTAAACGGTCAACTGGACAAGGCTAACGTCTACAGTCGTCTTCGTGAAGGCTATGAACTAGTCCGTCTCGAAGAGTTGCCCGAAGAATACCAAGGCATGATGCCTACCGTTGATGACGGTAAGCATGCTGGAGTGGTTTCTGTAGGTGGACTTTTGCTTGCAAGAGTTCCTGATGAGACCATTGAAGAACGCAACGAGTATTACCGTCGTAAGGCTCAGGAACAGTTACACGCTGTTGACAACGAGATGATGCGAGAAAACGCTCACTCTACAATGCGGATCCAGAGCCCCGAGAGGAGCTCGCGCACTTCATTCCGTCAACCCTAAAAAGTTGATTCTTTAATTTTTGTAGGAGCTACAAATGGCAAACGTTAATAAGCCTTTTGGTTTGCGTCCCGTGGGTAACTTGTCTGCTACTGGTGCCCAGAAGCAGTACGGTTATCAGATTGAGGATAATCAAGCCGGAGCAATTTTCCAAGGCGATTTAGTTGTCGTATACGACGGCTACATCATTAAGTATGACGCAGCTACGCACAGTGCCCCAACAGGCGTGTTTAACGGCGTTCAGTACTATGACCCAACCCGTGCGGGCAAGCCCACATGGAAAAACTTCTACCCCGGTAGCATCAACATTACTCAAGGCATTATTGCTTGTGAAGTGTTGGACGATCCTTCACAATTGTTCTTGGTGCAAGCCGACGGTGCAATTACTCAAGCCAATATTGGCAAGAACGCTGATCCTACTGCTTCCACAACTGGTAGCACAACGACTGGTGTTTCTGCTGGTTCTTTGAGCTCCGCCTCCATCGCTAAAGATGCCGCCTTGACTTTCAAGATCATCGGTATTAGCGAGCAGCCCGACAACGAATTAGGAACCTATACCGTTGTTGTTGTTAAACTTAATCAGCATCAGTACGGTAGCGTCGGTGTTGCATCTAACGGAGTCTAATCATGGCAATCACCCGTTCCCAACTCGTAAAAGAACTTGAGCCCGGCCTAAACGCCCTCTTCGGTTTAGAGTACAAGCGCTACGAAAACGAGCACGAAGAGATTTTCTCTATTGAGACATCTGACCGTGCATTTGAAGAAGAGGTCATGTTGACTGGCTTCGGTCAAGCCCCGGTGAAAACCGAGGGTGCCGGTGTTCAGTACGACACAGCACTGGAATCCTTCACAGCCCGCTACACACACGAGACCATTGCTATGGCCTTCGCGTTGACAGAGGAAGCCGTGGAAGATAACTTGTATGACCGCTTGTCAGGTCGTTACACCAAGGCTATGGCTCGTTCAATGAGCTTCACAAAGCAAGTAAAAGCTGCTTCTGTGTTGAACAACGGTTTCACTGGCGGCAACTATGCCGGCGGCGACGGCGTTGCATTGTTCGCAACCAACCACCCAACGGCTTTGTCCGCCAACTATGCAAACACTCCCGCAGTGCCTGC